TACAGAAGTCATATCACTAAAGTAGAGCCTACGCCCCATGTGAATATCCTCTGAAATATTTATATTTCCCGCTGTAATAGTACCTAAATTACCTGTTATATCCGATAGTACGCTAACTGCACCCCTTAATTGAATCTTAGATGCTTGAATAGTTATACTTGTAGATGTTTGATTTATTAAGGAAGAAATTGTATTTCCGTTATAATCAGTTGTACTAACTTTTTGAGATATTTGCCACGCTTGTTGGGTAATACTAGACTCTGCACTACCTACGCGATTGTTAAGATTGCCTATTTGAGTCTGTTGTGAACTTACAGTACTACTTATTGAATCAGCTTTAATATCAATTTTGGCAATATCCTGCTTGTTTTTATTAACCTCTAGCTGAATACCATCTGCTTTCATATTAATAGATGCAATTTCATTAGTAATACGATTATTAACAGATGATTCAATGCTATCGGCTCTAATATTAATTTTAGCTACCTCATCTGTAATACGGTTATTAACTGATAATTCTATTTGGTCAGCTTTAATATCAATTTCTGCTACTGTTTCATTTAATCTATCAACTTTTAAGTTAATGTTATCTGCTTTGATTTCAATTCGACCAATTTCAACGCCTATTTTTTCCACTTCTAAGGTTATGCGGTCATTAGTTTGTTCAAACTTAGAACGTGTAATTTTACTATTTTCATCTATTTCAACCTTTTGATTGATTAGAATGTCTGATAGCGATTTAGGAACAGTATTACCTAGAGTTACTTTAGTAGTTCTCAACTCACCATTAACATATTCTTTAACTTGTGAAAGAATGCGAGTTTGAAATTCCATATCCAAAGGCTCGTAAATCAACCAAACACGCTCTCCTAATTCTTTATCCAATAGTTCAATAGAATCTAATTCAAATGTTACTTCTGGATAGTCAATTAATTCAGATTTAAGATGCTCTAATAAGTTAGCTGCTATAGTGTATCTTTCATCATAAATAGGGTCAGCTTCACGAATACCGTAGCGTTCTGCATAAGGTGAAGTGTATTTAACTATTAATTGTCCTTGTCCTTCTGTAATAGCTCCGTAGCCTATGATATATGTTTTTAATTTAGTTGTATCTACATTCTTAGATAGAGCTTTAACGTTATAGCCATATCTGTATTGAGCATCATAGTCACCACCTATTTGATTAGCAAAATGAACTCTGTTGTTAGGTAGTATTTGAAATTCACATTGATACACTTTACATAGTTGGCTAACCAGTGCAACAACGTTATCTTCACCAAAGTTTGCTATTAATCTACTACCGCTGATATCAGATGTGAAAGTCCAGCCTGTATCTTGAAACACAAAAGACGCAAACTCGTTGAAAGTACGTGTACCTCCATAGATTGCGTTTTGTCTTTTGTCTGATAGGTCAAAGAAAGTATGCAAAGCTACTACACTTTTGCCATTTCTAGTTTCTTTCATTTGTTTAACTCTGTAATCAAAATCACCGACAGTTACAATACTTTCTTCTTGTAATATAGAATGAGCCGGATTACTTGTTACGTTATGAGATATAAAACTAATATTAAAATTACCATCTATTTCTTGAGTCATTTCAAAATTAGATATTTGTATTAATGGTTCAACGCTTTGACCATTTGTTACATAAATCAAATTGTATTCTCCTTTCTTTAGTTTTTATCCTGGAATATAATAATCATGTGCTACACCATCGTTATCAACAGGTAGCGTTACTGTGTATGTTCCGTTACCATTATTGGCGATAGTTCCTCTATAAGTATGTTAAACGGCTAGTAGCTTTATTCCCTGTAGTCGTCAAAGTAGATGACTCTATAGTGTAGATACCTGCATTTTTATTAGGAGAGCTATAATTTCCTCCAACATACATAACACGACTATTTCCTGCATCTGCTCTGTTCACATAGCCCACTGCTGTTGCTCCAGTGCCGGAAGTTGTATCTGGAACGAAACCTATTTTAGTTTCACCCATTACAGTCTGAATAACACGAGAGGAAACCGTATTCGAAGCTGGAGCTCTATGAGCTTCATAAAGACTTCCTGTATTGTTAAAGTTTTTATCAGAAGTCAAGATGACTTTAGTATCACTAAATACAATACCATCTAGCCATACTGCTAGATTCCCATAAATATTTTCTAAGCCACAGAATTTTACTCCTGTAGCATATTGGTTGTTTATAACATTTCCGTAGAACATACCTTTTTTGTCCATTGTGCCACTAACCAACGGAGCAGTCTTAGAGCCTACGTATCCGTAACCTAGAGACTCAACACTATCTCGAGATTTAAACATTACAGTGAATAATACTTGTATCATTAAATGATGGAAATAAGTCATTTGTTCGTATCCAGCACCATTTTCTTTTGAAGCATCTCGATGACTATTATAGGAGAATATAGTAGTCGATGCCTTTCCTGATACACTTCTTAGAGTTCCAGTATCATCTCCTACAGAAGTATAAGCACCAATATAGGTTTTATCTTTTTCTACTCCATTACGAGTATGAGCTAATGCCATGAACCCACTGTCGGCTTTGTAGTTAGAATAACGAATTTGAAGTTTAGTTCCAACTCTTGTAAACTTCCAATAAATTTTAGGGAATTCAACCATAACGTTTGTGCCATTGTAAGAAGTGATATCTGCTGGAGACCCATCTTCCTTTTGAGTATAGTCATTAGGATTGAGATAATATTGAACCTGACCATCTTTAAATACACATGGTTTAATTTTATTGAACGGGAAATTGTTCTTCCAACTTCCATAATAGAAACTACCCATAGCTCCTAATGCTGAATCAAAGCCAATTGAATCTTCTATATAAGAAACAGCAGAAGTAGGGTTAGTATTAGTTTCGTCAATTTCAACTCCGTATATTACATTCACTTCTGGTTCTGGAGGAGGAGCACTTTTTTTCTTACGATGAAACAATAATCTTGCTTCGCCCATTAGCGCCACACCCGAATCTTTACATTAATTGCTGTGATTGGTTGAGTTTCAAAACAAGAAACTTTAATATATCCATCATATGCAACAATAGAGGATATATTGTTCCATGCAGTATTTTCTTTCACTGCTGTATCTGCTGATGCACTATACACTGGTACTACATCTGGAAAATCTGTAGATAATAATCCTGTTACAGTTACATTCTGTGTATATGGAGCCAAGCTTCCTGTCCATGTAGTCGTAATAGTGGCATTTAATAGTGTTGGTGTGAGACCTCCACCATTTGGGTCAAGTGAATCTAATTTTGTTTTATCTTCTTTTGACATTAATCCATTCTTAGATGTAGTAGCCACGTCTGTAGTTACACTATCTAATTTTGTCTTGTCTACGCTTGACATAAGACCATTACTAGAAGTAGTTGCAACTTGATTAGATAGGCTATCTAACTTTACTTTGTCTGAACTAAGCATTAATCCATTTTTTGAGGTAGTAACAGGGTCATTAGATAATTCGTCAAGTTTAGTTTTAACTGTGCCGACTTCAAGAGCTGTAGCATCAGAACTAGTTTTAAGTGCTGATACAGAAGATTCAACAGAGTTTATACTGTTTTGTAATCCGTCTAGATTTCCTTTTAGAAATACACCTTGTTCAGCAGATAGAGCTTTAGTAGCTCCACCTGTTATCAAGTCATTTATAATATCTACCGAACCGCCACCACCTGTATTCGTATCAATACGTTGTTGTAGAGATGGTGATAAGTTACCGTAAGTAATTTTTCCAGTCATTATGCGATACCTCCTATTTCTTGTTCAAGTTTAATAAGAGCAAGTTCTTCTTCTATAATACTTTGTAGCATCATATATAACTCGATTTCCTAATGAATGCATATTGTGTTCTCCTATCTATTTTATTTTCCAATTACAGTTATATTAAATATTTGCCCACTTGCGTCATACAATGAATCTTGCACAATAGGAAGAACTAAAGGATATTTTTCTTCTGGATTCTCTAGTGGGTTAGCACGTTGTATCATAAAGTCGAACATTGTAACAACTTGTATCTTAGCAGTTGTTCCACTGTAATAGATCGAAGTCATTACAGCGATACCATAAAGATTTAAGAAAGTTTCACCTTGAGATGGTATTCTTTCTTCTCTATTGTAGTTCCATGAAAATGTATGTCTAACATCGTTTGAGCCTGTACTTTTAGCAATACCTTCCATGAAAATGTAGCTAGGTTTAAATGATGAGTAATCTGCGTTTATGCTTTTGTTACTATTAGATTGTCCAGTAATTAAATTTTTTTGAGGATAAGAAAATACAGATTTTGTTACTGAGAAGTTAGGGATAAAAAGTTCTTTAGCTGTGCCACCTGCTTGAATAGCATTGATATTGTCAGCCATAATTTGGAATGTAGCATCCGAAGCAGTAGTAACTCCTTTACCAGTAATGGCAGATGCTACTAATGCTTTACCATTACTTACAGATTGAAAAAGTACCTTGCCTTGTTCTGCTGATAGAGCTTTAGTAGTTCCGCCTGTTGTTAGATCATCTACTAGTATTACGTGACCAAGTTTTTCAGTTGTAGCTATACTTTGATAGTGCTGTTGTGCAACAACATTAGTAGTATTTAGCGCAGTATTAGAGGCTTTTGACGCTTCGAGTGTCTTGACTGTCTCAGCAGATGCTACTTTATCTGCACCGCCTGTAGTTAAGTCATCTACAATGTCAACCGCTTGCTTTTTCCACTTGCCCCAAGAGCTTATCCCTGAAGATATACGAATATACAGACCTACGACTGCACTTCCTAGCGTAACGATTGCCTCTTGCACTACTCTATTTTGGTTAGTGCTATCTTTCGTTGTTCTAATTACTGCACCATTGCCTGTACTGTTATACACAAGACCTACAGACTCTACCCATTCTTTAGCTAGAGTGGGTGTACTGTTTGCGCTGAACGTTGTTACCCTATCCTTATATACAGAATCGTTAGGGAGTGTTGTTGGGACTACAGGTGCAATGACTGTAAATGCACTGTTTGTGCTACCTACATTAGCTAAAGCATCTTGTACATCTTGCCCTAGCTTAGCTAAACCTACTGAGCCATCAGTAAGCAATGTACCGCTGACCTGCTCCATTTCTTCTGGTACGTTCTTCAAAACTAAGACAGTAAGGTTGTTGTCTGCAATCGTTGAATTAGGATTGTCAGGTATATTAATTTTGTATGCACCTACCGTACCTGTAATTGTGTAAGATGTCGGCTCAAGGTATACTGTGTTGTGGAAAACAACTAAGGAATCTGTTGCGGCATCATACGAATCAGCAGGCAAGTCCCATGTCTTTTGGTCAATAGTAGCTGTTGTTAATGGATACTGTTTAAAGAAGGAGTTAGAACCTCCACCAACAGTATCTATACGTCGCTGTAGTGAAGGTGACAGGTTAGCATAAGAAATATTTCCAGTCATTATACTTCAACCTCAATTCCTGTTACTGCATCATATATAACTCGATTTTCTAATGAATACATATTTTTATCTCCTGTCTATTTTAATTCTTTTCTAATTGAACTTCGTAAGCTGTGTCTAGATAAATTACAGGTCTAGCAACCAATACGCTTTCAACACCTTCTGAGCTTCCATATTGGAATACATCAAAAGGACTTTCTTGTGCAGGGTAAGTGTCATAAGCTCTAGAGTATGAATAAATATAGTCTGCATTACTAGAATATTGAGTTATCATATAAGAATAATATCCAGAAACAGAACTTGATAAAGGTACTGCATATTTAAGAATGTTCTTATATTGATTCCATTCAGAATAAGATAGTAGACCTATTTTAGCGCTAACTGTTGTAGCAGATTCATTAAGCTCTGTTCCTATATTCCATACTTTAGTTTTAATTGCATTCTTGAATGTAGATTCCAGTGAATTATAGTAGTCATTATTTAATCTGTATGCTAAAGTTTGAGTTTTAGTAGGATTAAATAATCTACTTCTTCCTGTTCTAGGATAAGTTTCATCCCAAGATGTTGTAATAGTTTTATCTCCTGCATACCACAACATTCCTGTCGAAGGATTCAACACTTGCCAATAATCTCCATCAATAACAGCAAAGTCTCCGATGGATGCTGTAGATAAAGGAACCTTCTGAATAGTATTGCCTTCTCCCATGACATATACGTTGTAGCCTATGCTATCATTTCCAAATGCAGAGTCTTGAATAGTAGGTATATGCATTGTATACTCTCCAGTAGCATTATTACGTTGAATATTAAAATCTATTGCACGTACATAACTACTAGTTTGATTGTTTGACGGCAATACGTCATAATATAGTTGAGTTAGTGTACCTACACCATACAAATTCAAAGTATTAGTAGAAGATTCTAACTCCTCTCTTGTCATTCTCCAAGAGAATCCATATCTAATTCTAGTTAGACTTCCGTTATTGGCTGTTCCAGTTACAGTTAACATAAGTGGTTTGATAGGGCTATTTATAGTTATAACATTCCACTGTACTGAACTAGCAGATATTATGTCGTTAAATGCAATTTTAGCGTTATCTGGTCTCACTTGATTAGTCTTAGAAAACATACTAGTAGCTCCACCAGTTTGAATAGCGCTTATATTATCAGCCATAGTTTGGAATGTAGCATCCGAAGCAGTAACGACTCCTTTACCAGTAATAGCAGATGCTACCAACGCTTTACCATTACTTACAGATTGAAAAAGCTCCGCTTGAGAAGGAGACCAAGTAGACCATGTACCAGTTCCATTAGTTCCAGTTAAATATCTAGTCTTGAAATCTCCTTTGTTATCATCTAGCTTATAAGCAGTTTGTATATAAGAACCACTAGACCCTGATTGCTCGGTTGTTACAGCCCATTTCTTGCCTGTTTCATTGCTATTTTGTACGTTGGCATGAGTTGTAATATACTTTTGAGTACGACCATTAGAGTTGATATATAATTCAGCATGTTTGTTAGGGTCTGATTGGTCTACACCAGAAGCTATAACAAAATAGGTATCAGCTTTTCTATCCCATTTAGATTTATCAGTAGAAGTAACATGAATATTATTCTCTCCAACATGATTATCCACTTTATTTGTTAACTCTTCTAAATCTGTTATGTTCTTATCTGTTTTAGATGATACTTGACCTAACGTTGTATTTGTGCTATCAATTAGACCGTTTAATACCTTACCTTGTTCTGCTGATAATGCTTTAGTTGCACCACCACTAACTAAATCGTTTATAATGTCGATAGTTACAGTACCACCGCCCCCGCCTGCTTGAATAGCATTTTTAACATCTTGACCAAGTTTATCTAGAGTCACAGAACCATTTACTAAATCCATACCATCAATTTGTCCTAAATCATTTACAGGAACATTCTTAAAGATTAAAGTATCAATATTGTTATCTGCAATTGCTGTTTCTGGTGAAGTATAATTCAATTTGTAACCTGCTACATCGTCACCTGTAATAGTATATTCCGATGGACGTAGATATACAGTGTTGAAATAGAACATTATAGTGTCTGTTACAGGGTTGTAGTCACTTGGTAAATCCCACACAACTTGACCTATAGAAGTAGTAGCTAGTTTATCAGCATGAGCCACTAATTTATTACTGCTACCACGTTTAGCCATCAGAATCCAATGAGGACTTAATTCTGAAGGTTCGTTATTCAAGTTGTCGTTAACTAATGATTGCCATGTAGAACCATTATGTGTTACAATATTGTTTTTGATATAAGTTTCAACGTTAGACCAAGGTGTAGAAGTTCCCCATCCATATACTTGTTCTAATGCTACTTGTGCTTGAATTACTGCTGTTTGAATATCAGCTTTTAGAGCCGTTAAATCACTAATAAGTTGATTCCCAGTAGTAATTATAGTTGTCATTTGCGCTATGTTTTGTTTAGCTTCTGTATTTAGTTTCGCAGATTCTGTATTTAATTTCGTAGATTCTGTATTTAATTTCATAGATTCTGCTATTAATACTTCAATTTCGCCAATTTTAGTTAGAGCCGTATTAGTAGCGTTAATAGCGTCTTGAGTAGCTAAATTAGCATTATCTGTAGCTGTTTCAATTTTTGAAATTGCTAACAATGCATCATCAATAGCTTGTTTTATACTTTTGATTAAGTCGTCTACATCTTCTCCACCTGCTAGCGCATTTATTTGAAATTGCAAATCAGTTAATCCCGAAATAATTCTAGTCCAGTTTTCATTTATTTTAATACGTTCTTCCCTAGTAATTGGATTACCAGTTGTGTTTAGTATAATTGTCAAATTATTACTCCCCTCTATAGATATAAGAATCGAAAATCAAATTGAATAGAAGTTACTGTACCACCTGTGATAGTGAACGAGTTTTCCCCTCTTGCTAATCTGATTAGTTTTTTATTTGTATGTTTGAAAACACTTACTCCATTTTTAGAAGATTGTACACCTCGTAAAATTAGAGTGTCTGTAGCTGTCACTGAGCCAGTGTATACATATACGTCTCCTGTAGTATTGTTTTTAATAGTAATACTAGATGGAAAATCACCTTTAACAATGATCAATGTATCATTTTGTCTTGGGTCTATATCTACATTGCCTAAGTTCTTAACAACGAATGTATTAGAATTAAATGTATATTGTAAATCTTCCTCCCAAGAGATTTGACCATTCCAAGCCCACATATTAACATCCCATTCTTTTAATGATAATGTTGTAGCTACAGACTCTCCGAATATGTTTACACATACAAATTCAACAGTGAATGCATCCATATATTGATTAGGTTCAACTTCAAATGCTTGATTTAATCTAACTAAATAACGCTTATATGGTTCGTTTTTAAATGTTATATAAAATGATTCTTTACGAGTAAATAGAGCGTTAATTTCATCACGCAATAAGTAGTAATCGTATATGTCAGTTGATTCATATAACAATTCAACATATAAAACTCGACTTTCGAATTGAGTTTCTGTGAATACCATTCCGTCCCTACCATCTACTAGCTCTGTTTTATGAGCTAGAGATATAGAAGGAATATGATGGAATAACCTTTTTAAACTGTAATTTGAAATGTCTAGTTGTTTACCAGTTAACAGTTCTATAATCATAGGTTTACTCCTTTCGATAATGCTTTAATATTTGTGTAATTATTTTGTAGCTCTGAGACCGTGTTAAATGTTACTTCCGCTATCACTTGACCGTCTAAAATGATTGGGGCAGGGTTTACGTTTATTATTTGAGGGTGATTCATTCTGGACATAGTTTTAGCAATACCATCACCAATTCCGCCTAATACTTTTGCTGTAAGAGGTAGAATGGCTTCTGCTCCGGCTTCGCCGCCAACCATTAAATTATTCCCGTTAATCCCGAACGCTGTAGGATTGGTCATGATACCACCTTTTGCATACCAATCTATACCGATTTTCGGCACACTTGGAGGATTCAAACTGAAACTACCAGTCAATTTAAAGTGAGGCATCTTAGGCATAGTGATTTTAGGGAATGAAAGTTTCAATCCAGAAAAGAAGCCTTTAATCGAATCTATAGCCGACTTGATAGCGTTTTTTGCTGCTTCTACCGGCTTCATCATCGCATCCTTAACGCTATTAAACTTAGACGTTACAGTAGATAGCACAGTACCTACAGAAGATGAAATCCAATCTTTTATAGCTGTGAATGCTTTATTTACGCTATCCTTAGCACTATTTACGGGGGTCATAATAAAATCTTTTATCTTATTCCAAGAATCAGATGTGAACTTAGCTATATTATCCCAAATTGATTTAATATTATCCCCAAGAGTCTTAAATACGCCTTTCAGAGTATCACCAAATAACTTAAACACTTTCAGAATTTTACCGATAAACCAAAGTTCTACTAGATTCCAGATTGCTTGAACAACTCCCGAAAGTATATCCTTGATACCATCCCACATCTTCTGCCAATCTCCAGTTAGAAGTCCAGAGAAAACTTTAATGATACCTTGTATAATTTTTATAACACCTTCAATAATGTTCTTTATGTTATTCCATGCATCCTTAACGACAGCAACAACAACGCCTAGAACAACTTCAAATACAGTTTTAATACCATTCCATAAATTTGTTACTGCCTGTTTAATCTGTTCACCATTTTCATTCCAATACTTCTTTATTTCCACTAGTTTCTCTTTTATAAAATCAACTACAAACCCTAAGACTTTTACTACTACATCTTTAATTACTTTGAAGGTTGAATCAACTATATTTCTAAACCCTTCAAAGTGGGTATAAGCATATATCAGAGCTCCTACTAATAGAGCTATTCCTGCTATTATTAAGGTAATGGGAGATGTCAATACCGTCATAGCTCCGGCTAGTAATCCTGCACTAGTGGTTATTACCATCAATACAGGCGCTAAAGCCATACACACTCCTACTACAGTTGCAATAATTCCTGCTATAGCAATTAAGATTGCTACTAGAGTAGTATTCTCAGAAGCCCAATTAGCTATCTTAGCTATTACTAAAGCTATGTTTGCAAGTAAGGGGGCAAATGCTTCTTTAACATTACCTATAGCCTTAGATAAGGCATAAGCAGGGTCCGCGTTCAATTTATCAACGTCCCCATTAAGCTTGTTTTGCATATCACTAGCTGTTTTCATATGGTCAGACATATTGAGAATAGTATTACTAATATTTTCTCCTTGGTCTTCCCATATAGTACCAAATATTTCCACTCCGAGAGCATTACGAGACGTTTCATCTTCAACGCTCATCAGCATCTTAGTCATTTCTTGGAACGCTTTATTACCTTCATCTCCGCCTTTGGCAATAGCTATACCTAAGTCTATAAACTTTTGTTCTGTGAATCCTGCACCCTCTACAGCTTCTTTTTGTGCGTTAGTTAAACCTTGTCCAAATTCTGATGCTCTAATACGACCTTCTTTTAAGCCATCTAAGAGGTTATCAATATTCCATGTACCAGTTTCAACACCTGCTGACATAATCGCCTGGACTTGCTCAGCATCAAATCCTGCACGTTGTAGTTGTTGACCATATTCTGCAATAATATCTAATTGCTCCGGTGGGAATCCTACACTTAATAATTGGTTGGTTAATGCTAATGCGTCCTGTTGTGATATACCAAGTTCTTTCCCTATTTCATGTGTCTCTTGGATTAACTCTTTAAAGTCGATTTCCTTATAAGCTTTGGATACCATAGATGCGCCTGTAATAATCTTCTGATTCGTTTCCATAGATGCATCTTTATTAAGTGCCATCTGTCTACGTACACCTTCATAAGCACCCTCTTCATCACCAATAGCAGAGGTAACCTCCATAATAGATTGTCGTACAGCTTTACTATCAGCTTCATTGAGGTTCATAGAGATGTCTATGTTAGTGTTTAATGTAGATACATCTAGTGCTTGCTGAAATAATCCTGCAATTCCACCACCAGCAGCTAAACCACCCGCAACGCCTTTTAACTTGTCACCAAAGCCGTTAACCGCATTGCCTGCATCGTCTGCTTCTTCTGCAATTCGTCCTAAATCTTGTCTTATAGCATTTAGACTTGAACCTGCGTCTGCATTTCGTAAAGCGTTACGCATTTGGTCAATATCCGCACTTGCACCTAAAGCATGACGTCCCATTAACTGTAATGCCCTGCCAATTTGGTCTGCATTTGCGGAACCTTCACGAATCGCATTTGTTAATCTTGAACCTAATACGTCCGCAAAATGGTCGACTTCTGTTCCTGTTGCTTTAAAGAATGTAGTAAGTTCATTAGTGCTTTGTGCAAGTCTCGTTTGATCTGCTACAGAGGACGCTATTTGATTTTCATATGCTTTTAATTGCGCTTCTGTTGTGGATAGTTCCCGCTGAAACGCTCGATATTGTTCCACGCCAAGGTCGCCATTTCGGAATTGTTCTTCTACCTGTGCT